ATCATCATTATCATTATTATCATCATTTTTAGATTTCTCTTGTTCGCGGAATGAAACCTCTTGTTTTCTCTTATTATTTTTATCAGATTTTTTACCATACCATGCTCTATAGATATAATAGCATACCAATAATAAAACAAATGCAATACCTATGAATACAGTGGTTTTAGAGATTTGAAATCCAAAAATAGTATAATATCCGTCGAAAAACCCACCACCAACAATTGAATTAGCGGCAACACCAGCAGCACTAACGGCACCAGCGACAGCAATAGTTTCACCAACATCGACATTTGACTCACCACCCTCAGAGGAATGAGAGGATACAGGTGAATCTGATTTGAGAACAACAGACTCGGGATTTTTTATTGTCACTTTCTTGGTAGCTTTGTCAGTTGCCTGAATTTCCATATCACCGTCAACAATTTTATCAGCTTTATGAGCATCGAATTTTTTATTTTTTGACAGGGTTGATAATAACTCTTTGAATTGTGTACCTTCCATTATTTTATCACTATATTATTTATTTATGATAATTTTGTCCTCATTTTAATCGAATGCATTAAAAAATAAAATTAATAAAATAATGAATTTTAATTAATATGATAACTATATTACTTAATTATTTGTAATAATTGTAGTGATTTATAGATAAACTATATTGTAAAAATATATACAATAAAATCGGTGTTGTTCAGCTTAAATTATACTATATTTTGTTAAAAAAATAATAATCAAATAGTTAGTAATTATGAAAGAATGTACAGTGGACGATATTAAATTAGGCATACAAATGACATATTTTATAGGCGGTAGCGCCAAAGAAAATTGGGATCTTATAGATCAATCGAATCAAAATGATTTATGGTTTCATTTGAAAGATCAACCATCTGCGCATGTTGTATTAAAAATGCCCGATGGTATAACTGATAAAAAAATATCAAAACAATCAATTTTACATTGCGCAGCAGAGTGTAAAGTACATAGTAAATTTTCTCATATGTCGGGAAAGTCAAAAATGAAGATAATCTATACAGAAATTAAGAATGTATCGAAAGCTGAAACTGTTGGTGCTGTACATGTAAGACAAGAACGCATTGTTTTGATTTAAATACAAATTACCATTTTTTCATAAAATAAATTATGTATTTTATTATATAATTCTTCCTTCGTTCCATCATTTAATATATCACAATCAACAACTAGTTCATCAATAAGCAACTCCGAAATATGGGTATCCACATTTTTATTATTATTTAATGACGGTCTAGATACTCTCAGTACAACACCTCCCATTTGTTTAATCATTTCGACTTCATTTGGGAATCTAACATCACTGATTACAAATTTTGCTGTTTCATCTTCTTTAAATATTTTTTCCATAGTTTTTCTTGCACATAATAACCAAAAATCATTACCAAAATTATCGTTTAATTCATTCATATGATCTCTAAACATATTAGTTCCTACAAATTGTAAAACTTGTCGCGGAGTTAAACCGAACCACATTGGATCTGGTGTTTCCTTTAAATTACCATGAAGTTGTTCATTTGTAAATCCAAACAACTTACCACATATGTCTTTTAATGGTCCAGCGAATGCAATTTGTTTGTAATCGTATGCATCACACAAGTAGTTTGCAATAGTATCTTTGCCGTTAAATTTTCTTCCTGTTATTCCAATAATTTTATATTTGTTCATTATTTTGTTTTTATTTGTTATTTTTTGTATTTATTATAAAGAATTTGTTTATAAATAAATTAATTTCAATATTTTGTAAAAATATCCGATAGATTCTATAATTGATTATAATCATTCCTGACTTTTTCACCTTTGAAACAAGAATACAATAGTACAATAAGAGTAATAAGTGAAAGAATACAAGCAACTAATGAACCAGCCAATGCAATAATAGATGGTACATTGTGCTTATAAATTTTCATTACAACAACTCGACCATTTTCAAAATCATTTGACCAACATGTAATATTTGATCCTATACATAAATCTGTTGGATTTATATAATCTGTGGGTATCGATTGAATCCATGAATAATTTGAATTACCATGTCCATATTGCAGATCATATTTATCATGATATCTAATGCCGATAGCTTTAACTGAGCATGTACTATTATTATCAGATAAAGAAGCCGTAATTTGTTCCCCTTCTGTTAAAAAATATTTACTAGATGGCAGAAGAAAACCGAAAATTGTCGCAATAAATAGTAAGAAAAAAACTATAGCGGCACCTCCTACTTTGCTAACCATAATTTATGTATTTTATTTAATAATATTTTGTCATAAAAGAAATCATATAAATTTATGACAATAATTTTAACATTTCAATTTTTTACATAAATATAAATATTTATTTGGGTAAAACATTATATAAATTGCTATTGTTTACATAATTATAATAAATAATAAAATGACTAAAAGGACGACTAACAGCACATAATATAAATTGTAATTATACATGTACATATTATACTTTTTATAAATATCATTACTGTTATTATTGTTCATCGATGGATTACATTCCATGTTACATGTATTAAGTTTTGATTTCAAATCTGTATTTTCTTTTTCATATGCACCAATGATGTCGACAAGAGACATCATTTGTTTTCCTTGTTCTTCAACAAACATTTTATTTTCTTTTTTAATTTGTGAAACTTTATCAAGATCAAAACACACCATATTATTTTTATTTGTTGTTTCCATTCCTGACTGTTGCATTAATCTCGATTTTGGCACATAACCAGAATACACTAAATTTTTACCACGTAATTCTTCATCATATTCAGAATAATCTTCTTCTTCTTCACCATTGGGTTGATTATATGCTTCCGAAAAATTAGCTAGTGGATATTCTTCTTGTTCAACATATTCAACACTGTTAGCATTGATAGGATTATCCATATAATCATTGTTTTGAATACTGTAAAAATCCATTCTATATAACTATAATTATATAATTATACATTTATTATTTATTAATAAATAATAAATAATACAGATAAATATAACCAATAATTAAAAATTGATTTATTAAAATTGAATAAAATTACAACTACATATAAATGATCAATATAACTTAAAAAAAGGAAACGCTATATATCGAATAACATAGTATATTAGAAAATGTCGCGCAAAACTAATACTATAATTGAGTATACTGCTAATATGGATGATGAAAATATTGAGGAAACTAATAATAGTATTGAAGGAACTTCAATGAGAGAATATAATAGTTTTAATAAAGATAATGAAATTGACTATGATGAAGACAATATATTTGATACTGATATGATAGAAACAACGGTGACCGATTATAATCCAATGAAAAATCTCAAGAAAAAAATACCGTGGGTTGATAAATATAGACCGAAAAAACTTTCTGAGATTATACATCAAGAAGAGGTTATAAAGGTTTTGCGTAAATGTTTAGAAACAGGACAATTTACACATATGTTATTTTACGGTCCACCTGGTTCCGGAAAAACTAGTACTATTCTATCATTTGTAAATGAACTATATGGTCCAAATATTATTGATCAACGAGTTATTGAACTTAATGCATCAGATGAAAGAGGTATTAACGTAGTTAGAAATAAAATCATATCATTCGCTAAAACATCTATAGGAAATAAAGATCCAAAATACCCCTCACCACCATTTAAAATTATAATTTTGGATGAAGCGGATGCTATGACAACAGAAGCACAATCGGCACTAAGAACAATAATGGAGACAATGTCTGAAATAACAAGATTTTGTTTCGTATGTAACTATATAAGTCAGATAATAGACCCAATAGCATCGAGGTGCGTAAAATTTAGGTTTCAATTAATTAATGATATTGCAATGAGTAATAAACTTACAACTATAGCTAAGAATGAAAATTTTACTATTTCTACTGATATAATTGACAAGATAGTAGAAATAGCGAAGGGAGATGTGAGACATGGAATAATGACATTACAATATTTGAAATATATATATGATTATAAGGGTCCAATATCGATGAATGATCTATATCAAACAACAAATTATTTACCATATGAAGAAATTGCAACATTGTGGGATAGATGTATAGCACCTTCAAATTCCACAATAAAAACTATAAGAGAAGAAATAACTATATTAAAACAAAAAGGTTATTCAATACATTCAATAATTAATCAAATTAAAAATGTTGTTGTAAAAAATACTGTAATGCCTGATCTAAAAAAATCTGAAATATGTATTGTACTTTCATCAATTGAAAAAATGTTGGTAGATGGTGCAGATGAATATCTACAATTATTATATCTATTCGTATCAATACATGGAATTTACAGAAAAAAGGTGCAGTAGTCTTATAATCTTCAGTAGCAAATTAATTTATTTATTTTTACAAAGAAAAGTTGAATCTTATCATGTCTGATAAATAATTACTATTTAAAAAGATGTAACAACTAAATAATACAACATAATTATGATCAGAATAAGTTCTACAATAGGATGTTCTTTCGATACAACAGGCAATGTTTATTTTTCACCCTATAATGATATCAATAATTTACATGAGGTTGTTATAACAAATAAAGACGAATTGATGTGCGAAAAATACATAGATTATAATCCAAATAATTGTTCGGAAAATAACTCGGATAATGATCCGAGTGACGATTCAGATAATAATTCGGATGATGATACAGATGGTGATACAGATGATGATTCAAATAAAAAAATTATAATAGGTAAATTAGTGCCATTCGCAGATAATGCAACATTGAGAGGATCAATAATAAAACAAAAAAAAGATGAACAAGATGAAATGGAAAATGATCCTAATGCCGATTATGATGAAGATGATTACGAAGATGTACTAAAAAAAACATATTACGAAGAAGATGCTGAATATAATGAATATGTTGATGAAAATGAAGATGATGAAGATGACAAAATTTATACACATCCATCATTTTCATTTAGTTCGGATCACAAAAAAATAAAACAACATGAAATAAATAATTTAGTTTCATCAAGAGAAGAAATATTAGCTTTATATGATACACTTGTATATAATGGAGATCCATCAGATGCATCATTAATATTCAAAACAAAGTTATTAAATGATGCGGCAATATATCGGTTGTGTATTTATACATCTGGAGATATTAAATTTAGACCAATAGGATCAAGAGAAAAAAATTATAAATTATCACTTAATGAAAACAATATAATATTATTGTCGCAAGTTGTTAAATCACCAATTAATATAAATGAAACACAAGAAGTGTTAGAAAATACACAAGAAGTGTTAGAAAATAATTCATTGTCATTTAATGATATGTAGTTTAATTATTATTTGGTTCGGGTAGGATTTCTTTAACATAATTAAATTTTTCTATATCATCACTTATTTGTTGTTTTTTTTGTTTGAATGCTTCCATCTCTTTTAATACAATATCCATTTTTTCCTGCATAAAATTTTCTGTTTTTTTTTCCCCTATTTTTTTAAGTTGAAATTTTAAATCATCTGCTGTTATCAGAAACCTGTAATCTATCTGACTATTATTTAATGGTTGATTTATTGTATTGGGTAAATGAGGTTGTTTTTTTGGTTTATTTGGTTGATTTTGTCTATTTATAATATGATTATTTGTATTGATATGATTATTAGTATGATTACCAATATGACCATTAATGTGATTGGTGATATTATTGCGATCAAAATTATCATTATTATCATTATTA